CCTAAATCTAAAACATTACCTAAAATAATAACAAAATCTATAACATCACCTGTTGCTAGGTTAGAAGCAAAAGTTAATGTTGAACCTGATATAGTAAATGAATCTGATGGTGCTTGAAGAATACCATTAAGAGATACAAGCATATGATTTACAGACTCAGGAACTACATTAGTTCCACCTACTTGCAATGTGTATGCCGCCTGACCATTAACTACTGATATTGCGTCACACTTTTGAAAATTTCCTATTGTTGGTTCTTTTCCTATATATGCCATTTATATCTCCTATGCTTTTGCTATTCCGTACATTGTAAAACTACCTTCTGCTATATTGCCACTAGCAAATTGAAATTTAATACCAGTTACTGCCGCAACAGAACCTGAATTTGCTCCTATTCCTAAGAAGTAATTAGGTAGAGAAGCATGATCGTAATAAACACCTTGAAAAGCTATTTGCTTATGAAAAGCAGTATTTGATGGATGATATAAAACCATTTCTGCATTAAAACTTTCATCAGATTCATTTCCAACATCATCAGCTGTAAGTATTATAAAACTAGCACTATCACTGCCTGCATCTTCTGTATTTCCACCTGAATCTCTTGCTGTTACTTGATACTTATAATCACCACTAAGATAACTTGATCCACCATCAACCGAAAATAATAAATGAAAATCTACGTCATCTGTTACAGGTCTTACACCTGAAAGAACAAATTTATAAGCATCATAAGTGCTATCAATGCCTGAAGTAAATGCAGCACTGGCTGTAGAACTTGAAATAGTTGTGTGTGATAAAAGAACTAAGCCACCACCACCTTTAATTAAACTGTAATCAATTCTTTTAATTACTCCAGCATCCGATACTAGAAATTCATCTGTATCAGCTGGTTCTGCTGTAAGTGCTGTCTGTGCAGAAATAACATCTGTATTTACCTTTGCTCCTGTTACAGCTGTGTTAGCTAAATCAGCAGTAGAGATAATACCATCAGCAATATCGCTTGATGTTAATGGTACTGATGTTGGTTTTTTACCTATATATCCCATTTGTTATTCTCCTTATGAACTAATATCGTCTACTGTTGATACCCAAACGTCTAATGAAGATGCTGTATCAGAAATAACTTTTAAAGCATCACCTGATTGAACTACGAATTTAGCTCCACCATCTAATACTTGTAAAGCTGAACCAGCAGGTATAGGTGCATCTTTGATAAGATAAATATCATTTGATCCATCATTAATGTAAACAGATGCGTTTACTGCTGATGTTGTTACATTTGCTACAGATATTCCAACAACAGTATCATAACTGTTTGCTGTAAATAATGTTGCAGCTCCTGTGCCTACATCATTGCTTGTGTATCGTCTAAAGTTTTGTGCCATATTGCTCCTTTTATTATAATGCTATTGCCATTGCAATCGCAAATCCTGCTCCAGCTTTATTATCTATTTGTGTTTGTATTGCTGAAGTTACTCCATTTACATAACTTAATTCTGTATTATCTACGTCTCCATTACCAATTTTAGCTGCTGATATACTATTAACTGCTAAATTAATTGTTCCTGATGTAGTTATTGGAGAACCTGTTACTGTAAATTCTGAAGAACCTGAATCTGCTACAGCTACTGAACTTACTGTTCCAGTAAACTGAGGTTGTACTTGTGTAAATGTAATTGTATCAGATCCTAATGAAGCATCAGAGTCTGTAGTACATAAAAATATTTTATCGCCATTAGATGTTCCTTCTTGAATAATAGCTAACTGACCAGCTAATTCAGCAGTAGTATCAAAGTCTGTATCTCTACTAGCTGTACCTGAAGCAACAACTGTATATATACCATTTTGTGATCCAGTTGATTGATCTTTAACTAATATTCTATTGCCTGTAGCAAGTGTAATACCATCTAATGTATCGCCATTTTGTAAGTCTGCTGTTAAATCAATATTTGCTGTTGTAGCAGCTCTACAAATAATTCTTGTTTTAAGTCCTGCAACTAAATCATCTACATAACTTTTTGTAGTAACATCTGATGCTGATGAAGGTGTGGACATACCTGTTACAGATCCACCTGTTATAGCAACATTATTTGCTGCTTGTGTTGCAATCGTTCCAAGCCCTAAAGAAGTTCTAGCAGTAGCTCCTGATTCTGTTACAAAATTAGAACCATCACCTACAATAAAATTACTGTCTGTTGGAGTTAATCCTGCAATATCAGCTAACTGTGCATCATATGCTTGAACATCACTTCCTATAGCTAAACCTAAGTTTGTTCTTGCTGTTGAAGCTGAAGCAACATCACTTAAGTTATTTGCTTTTACATTTTTTGCATCTAATTGAGTTTGAACAGCAGATGTAGTTCCTGATAAATATCCTAACTCAGTATCTGTTGTAGCTGATACTGCAATCTTTTGAGATGCGTTAGATATTACAGCTCTATTAGCTGTTAAAGATTCTGTATCTATTGTTGTAGCAGATCCAGTAATAGTTGCTTGTTTAGCATTTAATTGTGTTTGGATAGCTGAAGTAACACCATTAAGATATTGAAACTCTGCATCTGATACTGAACCATCAGCAATTTTTGTTGCTCCAATACCTGTTGGAATAGCATCATTAGTTTTAGATAAAATACCTACATATAAATTTGAAATTGCTTCACTAGATAAAGATCCACTATCCCAAGTTACATTAACTGTTGTATTTGTAGAAAATGTAGAACTAGATATTGTTCCATAAATTGTACCTGGAGTTGAAGCAGTTAATTTAATTCTTCTACCAGCATGATAAAATCCTGTAACATCAACTCCTGCAATTGTAAAAGAAGTTGCAGATGCGTATGCAGCTGTAAATGCTCCATTACCATCACCATATTCTACCCATTGTGAATCATTAAACCATTCTCTAATATCAGCAGTAATAGCTCTAAATGCATTATTAATATTTGAAGGTAACATACCTTCAGCTATAGAAACACCTCCTACTGAAGTATTACTTGCTGCTGTTGTACTATAATCTTTTATACCTGCCATTTTATTCTCCTATAAACCAAGCATATGCTTTATTATTTTCTGTATTTTTTTCGTTAATTAATGTGTTAATAGCTTCTTCAATTTGTCTTTGAAAAAACTCTTGTGTCTCAAAACTATATCTTACGTTATCTATATCTGTTTTATCTGTCACGTTTATTCCATCTTTTATTCCAAGCCCAAACATTTAACTTAGATGAATATTTTTCTATTAAACCTAAAATAAATTTCATTATCTTAAACCTGCTTTAACAAATGTTATATCTATCCCTTGACCATGATTAAATATCGTACCACTTGGTACTTTGACATTTGCTCTAAAGTATCTTCCTGATTGTCTTACAGGATTAATACCACTATTTGTCATAGTCGCTGAGCTAGATTCTGTAGCATTGTCTGCCAATCTATCTCTAGTCTTAATAGTTACTGTAGCTTCTGCATCTATTATAGGTCTAACACCAGTTATAGAAGATCTATGACCAGGAACTATTTCAACTTCTGAAGTCTCTATCTCAGATTCATTAGCAGTTCCACTAAAAATTGCAGCTTCGTAAGAGTTATTTATAGCTCCTAAAAGCTTTTGTCCACCTGACCAAAAATCAGTATCTAGAGCTATATTAATATTCTCAAGGTTTTGAGAAATAATATCCATAAGCTCTACTGTATAAGCACCTACAAACTGGCTAAATATAAAGCTAGCATTAGCCTCTGCTAATGACCATTTTTTAGTAGAATAGTTGTAAATAATTAATTTGTCACAAATACCTGTAGTATTAGATGTATTAGATGCTGAAGGATATGACCATAAAACTAATTGATTAAATGGATCTACAGCAGCACATATTCTATCAGAAAATGCTTTGTTTAAATCAAGGTCAAAAAATCTATTAACTTTCTCAGCTCCTATACTAATAACATTATCACCTTGTATTTCAAAGAATCCATCATCAGCATAAAAGAAAACTCGTCTATTATCTTGTGCTACAGTCTTACCATAAACAGCTCCTCTATTAGGAGATATAACTGATAATCTAAATACTGTTGCACCACCCACATAGTCCATACGAATGATTTGATTTTGTCTAAAGACATATCCATATTCGCCTGAAGTTATATGTACAATCTCACCACCTGAACCTGGTAGATCTTGTTGATCAGCTTGTTTAGTTCCTGATAACCAAGTAGTAATATCATTAATACCTGACCATTGTATTCTATTTTGATTTGTAGGTTGATTACCTGTAACTAAAAAATCTCTAATAACTCCTGAAACTCTAAATGTAGGAACACTACCTGACGTAGCTATTGCTGAAAGATTAGCAAAGTTAGTTGATGTTCCCATTAAATAATATTGAGGTGCATCAACACCATTACTTGCAATAACATAATTACCAAATTGTGTGAATGTCCAGTAGTCTGTATTTGTGCCTGTAAGAGATCCTTTTCTAGAAGTAAATGTACCACCATCTAACTGATAGATGTCTGTATTCTTTGCAACAAAGTTAAATACATTACCAGCATTATCTCTAAATGATCCACCACCTCTAGCATCAGCTCCCATATTATTAGAACTATAGTTTACTAATGAAGGAAATCTTTTATAAGAATTTAATGCGTAATATACATTTGTTGCTACGTTAGCTCCTGGATTCAAATGTTTAGGTTGATCAGGTAGCCACTCTCCAAAGGGTATTTGCATTATTTTCTCCTATAGAATGATAGATCTGTACTTACATCTGTTCTTTGAACAACAGGTGCAGATCCATATGAATCTTGTCTATCGTTATTCTCACATCTCTCAAGAGCTGCTGAATACATACCTAGCCATTGTTGCGTTTGGTTAGGGTCGATGCCACCGATAAAATTACTAGCATGATATAAGGAGCCATATAAATAAATAGCAGGATGGCTAGATAAAATATAATTAGAGGCATTACTATCAGACAAAGCAGTAAAAGCTTTATAATATTGAAGCTTACCTGTATAACTCGTATCAGGTTGTGGGGCAAATCTAAAACTTTCAGTTCCATTATCTGACTCTACAGTATACGTTCTTGGCATACCTGAAGTCGAACCTCCTTTTATTTCAAACAAGTTTCCTGGTGTTATGTATTCTAAATGATATTTAGTACCAGCTGATAATATATGAAATGATCTAACAGCAATAAATCCTGTTGGTACAGTTACTGTTTCAGCATTAATAGTAACATCATCATTTTGTTCCATTTGTCTAATTCTTAACTTAGCATTCATGTCTGCTTCTACAAGCTTAATGAAATCATCTTGTATTTCAGTTGAAAGATCTGATCTATTTAAGAAATTAGCTATTGATGATTTAAGTTCTGTATATGTTGATAATGCCATTACATTCTTCCTGATGCTGTTCTAAAATAACGATATTCGCTACTGTTTAATTTTAACTTTAAAATTTTTGTTCTTTCTTCTTTTGGTATTCTCCACCAATTATTAGTTCCATTATATTCTCTAGCCCATAGTTCTAAAACCATAGTTGGAATACTAGCTACACGTTTAATATCTTTTGTTTGAGAATAACCATCATTAAGATTATATAATCTTTTATTCTTTTGTAGAATAGGATTAACGTCTTGTGATCTTTTAACTGTTATTTTTCCATCAGGTTCTACGAAGTATTTAGTTCCGTCAGATTCCTGATCTCTTAGTATAGACATTATTCACTTAATGTAGTTACGTAAACATTGGCAGAACCAATGGCAGCTAATTTTTCTCCAGGTGAAACTTTAAAATATTCATAACTTTTTGCTTCTAAAAATATTTTAGATGTTGTAGCAGTTGGATTAACTCCAAATTCTACATGAACATCTGCGTCAGATATTACTCTAACGTATTCTATGTTAGCTTCAAAAGCAGCAGTCTGTGTAGATGAACCACCTGAAGCAAGTTTTATAGTTGTAACTGGTCTCATTGCTATATGCATTTATTTCTCCTTTAGTTGGGGGTGTTGCCACCCCCCTAATTAATTATCTTCTTATTACGAATGTAACAATCATTTCACAAGCAGTTGCAGATGCTCCATCAGAAATAATTTCGATAGTTCCATCTTCTTCTACTCTGTTTGCAGCAGTTGGTACAGATGTATCAACATCACCAGCAGCAGAGCCTGATTGTGTAACTGTGATTGCGCCATTAGTAACAGCAGTTCCACCAATTTCAAATGTTATAGCAGCATTAGCTGTTGTAATAGCATTCTTAATTGTTGTTATGATTTTAACAATATTACCACCATCAGGTACAGCTACGAATGTAGATCCTGCTGTACTAATGTCAGTAACTTTTGCTGTTAAAAAATAGTCGTTTAATGTTCTCATTTTTATTCTCCTTCTACGTTCCGTCTATAATCCCATAAGACTTCATAGTCAAGATTGATACTGGGGGAAGTATATATTGGGATTACTCCCCCCAAGTATTTATATATTATGAAGTTGTTAAGTCGAATACTCCACCTGAAGCACCTTCATTTCTAGAGATCAAAGTAAGTTCAGCTAATAGCTGTCTTTTTTCTGAGTCACCAGTTTTTGAAAGTTCATGCATTGTGAAGTCTCTTAAGAACCCTACAGACCAGTAGTCCATATCTAGGACTAAAGCATCTCTATCTCTAGAGAATCTGTTAGGTACTACTTCTAAATCACCAAAGTCAGAAGAATACACGTCAATAGAAGTGTATAAAGTTTTATCTTCTGAAGCATCGAATCTAGTAGATCCACCAGTAAATCCTGAGATTTTCTGTTTGTTGAATGGGCCTACCATGATTACAGATGGGTTACCACCTGAGTTCCATGTACCTTTGATAACGTCTTTCAACATAGCTTCAGTTAAAGCTCTTTGAGTTCCATCGTTTCTTGCGTCAGAACCATCAGATGCTGTTGGAGATGATCCACCTGCATCGAAGTTATCATTAGTTGCAATCCAAGCACCAATAGAAGCAAATGTTCTAGCAGTTGATGAGTTACCAGCTGCTCTTGCTTGGTTAGTTAATAAAGTAGACTCGATGTCTCTTTTTAACTCTTTAGATTTTTTAGCGATTTGGTATGCAAGTTCACTTGCTCTACCAGCTTTGTCTACAGCTTCTTGTGTACCAGTAATTACTACAGTCTTATCCATGATCTGTGTGTAGTTACCAATTCTAGCTGTTGCAGTTGATGCATCAAGAGTAGCTTCATCACCTTCGATTACTGCATTGTTAGTTGCAGCAGCCGCTAATGAATCTGTTTGCCACTCGTGGAATGTATTTTTTACTTGCTCTCTCGCAGCTGCACTCATGAAAGGAGTTTCAGTTGGAGAAATTGAGTAAATAACATCCTGTAGATCTTCTCTGATACCTACTGCATCGTACGTATCAAATGTGTTTGTTGGTTGTGCCATGTTATTTTCCTATTTTTTTGAGATTATTTCAAGAATAGCAGAATGAGCATCGTTCAGTTTACCTGACTTTCTCAATCTACCAATTTTTTGTTTAACAGAAGCACGTCTAGAATCGTCCATTTTAGGAGTTCCTGATTTAACTACCTTCGGAGCTGTTGTTACTTTTTTAGCAGTAACAGGTTTGCTTCTAAGGTTTTTAAATTCCATAGCATCTTTTAGAACCATAAGGAATCTATGATCTGCTAGTGAACCAATTTCTTGATCATTAAATCCATAATCAGCAAGAGTTGATCTCATCTGATTTCTGAATGGTACTGATTTTTGTGGATCACTAAATTCTGGAATTTTAGTTGCAGCTAACTTTTTTTGTTCATCTAGATATTGGTTATACTGTTGTGCTTTAACAGTTTCAGCTTGTTGCTTTAACTTGTTAAAAGATTCTCTTTGCTGACGCATTTGAAAATCTATTTTAGCAGCAGCAGTAGGATCTTCTTCATATAATTTTGGAAGATCAACATCAGATGATTGACTGATATATGTATTGGCAACACCAATTAAATCATTCAATTCTTTTAGCTTACTGTCATACGTTTGACTAAGACTTGTCTTTTGTTCGTCAAGGATTCTTCTTTCCTCAGCTAAAGCATGAGTCTTTTGTCTATAATCTGAGTCTCTTGAATAACCTGATTTCAATTCGTCCAAGCTGACCTCTAACTCTTGACCTTGTACTTTGACTCGGTGGAGTGAAGGTTCTTGTATTTCTTGTTGTTCAGTTTGTTCTGTCTCAGTTATTTCAGAGCTTTCAGTTTCAGGTTTAGCTTCCTCAGTCTCGGTTTGGCTAACTTCTTCAACAACATCAGGTGCAGTTTCTTGAACTGGTTTTTCCTGTGTTTGCTCTTGTGGTTCTGTCTGTTTTTTTTCAGGTTCTGATTGTCCTTCTTGAGGATTCAGTAATCCTGATATTTTGTCAGCAGCACCTTGTACTGTTTTATCTACTTGCATAGATTCTCCTTTTAGGTTGATCGCTTCCTTAATTGGATTGGCGAAATAGACTTCTAATTACTTAGTTAAGTCTTGTAGTTGATCTAGCTCTTTGGCAGCTAGTTTGCCTTCATTCATCACAGACTCAAGATGTCCTTTGATTTTTTCGACCATATTATAGGCCATCCAAAGAACTTGTCTTTGATCGTGATCACTATAAGACGTGTTGAATATTTCTTCTCTATAACGAGTTTTTAAATAATCAAACGCCTCTTTCATTAGGGGATCGTCCAGTAGATGCTGGGCTTTCGTCCCTTGTGAAATCTGTTTGTTTAGATCCTTTGCCATCGAAGAATTGTTTTTGACCTTTCATTATCTCTTTAAACAAATCACCTGATTGTCTAACTTGTTGTTGTTCTATCATAGATCTGTTACGCATTTCAAGCTCATTTATTTTAGTACCATATTTAAGCTCCATTTCTTTTACTTGAAGCTCAAAGTCTAATAGTTTCTGTCTTAATGAAGCTTCTAATTTCTTCATTTGTACTTCAGAATCTAATATAGCTCTTTGGTTTTCACCTTGAACTTGTGCTAGAGATACCTTCTCAAACTCAGTTGGTGGTTTAGGAGGAAGTGGTGGCATTTGTGCAGCACCTACTTCAGGATCCATAAAGAATGGTTCTACACTTCCAAGACCTGCATTCTCTACAAGTTTTTGTAATGTAGAATAAATATTTTTAAGATTAACAACTGGGCCATATACATTCTGTTGTAGTTGTATAGCTTGTAGTTGTCTTTGTAGAATACCATTAAGAAGTATAAGTTGTTGTTCTTTTGAACCTGTACCTAATCCTACTTTAACAGAAAGATTAACTCTATCTCTCCATTCATATGGAGTCATAGGAACAAACTCACCTCTAATTCTAACTAATTTTTCTTTTTGCTGATATTTGCAAAGTAATTCAAATATTTTAATACCTAGATCTTTAACACCAGTTTCAGCAAATGTTCTTGCAATCAACTCCATTCTCATTTGAGATTGAGTTAATACTTGATTCATTCCTGTAGCTGTATCTGTGTTTAAAGAATCAGATTGTAATCCTTGTGAAGATTTTGTAACACCTGATCTTGCTTCTCTTACTGAATCTAAATAGTTTAATAATCCTGATGCTTGTTCCGTAATAGGTTGAGCTGACATAACCTGCATAACATTAGCAGGTGGTTGTTTAGTTCTTACGATACCACCTGGTCTATTTGTTAATAGGTCATCCATAGCTACTTGACCATCTTGAATAGCTATTCTGTTATTATTCGTTAGATACATGTTATCTAACATCTGTCTCATAACAGTAGATTTAATTAATTGTATATCTTCAATAAGTTCAGAAACAGATCTACCATAGAATCTGTGAGGCATAATAATTGGTGTCATTGAAACAAAAGGTATTGAATCAATTTCGTCCATACCTAATATTCTATATGCTCCTGTACCTGCAAGACAAATTTTTAATAGTTCTGATTTACCATCACCATTAAGATCTAATCTTACATAACATTCATGAATTAAAACTTCGTCTGTAGAATTATCACCTCTATCTTGTGGTGCAGAAAAATCTGTATCTTGGTATCTTACTTGTCTATCTTCTAAATAATATTCTGCATCACCAGTAGGTAAGTTATAAACTAAATCTCTATCATAACCCATTTCAACTAATTCAGTTCTAGTCATATTAACTCTATGACAAACAAAGTTAGCTGATTCTATTGATTTAGCTCTACGTTCAATTAAAAATTCTTCAGGTGGGATTGGATCAATTTTAACTTGACCATACATTCTAGTTTTATGAATAACAACATCATGGAATTTTATTTTATCTACTACCTTACCATTGTCATCTTCAAATTCTTCTTCGTATTCTTTATGTTCTGTTACTGAAATTTCTTTGTCTGCAATAAGAAGATTGTATTCATCATCAGTTAATTTTTTATATTCTTCTCTTGTAGTTTTTTCAGAATCATCCCAGTATACTTTTAGAATACCATTCTTTTGTACAAGTGCATCTTTGAACGCTGTATAAATAGCAGAAAAACCTCTGTTCTCTTTATAGAAAACATGGTTAATATAATCACTAGCTTGTTTAGCTACCTTTTCATCTTCAGGCCCAGCAGGTTCACAATGAAAGATATTATCTCCTGCTGTAAAAATTTTCATAAGAGAAGGCATTAAAGATTCTATAGTATCAGAAACATCAGTACTCACTACTTGAGATCTACCTTCTTGTTCATTACCAAAAGGTTTACCTAAATAATATTCTAATGATTTTCTTCTACGTGTAACTATCTCACCACCAATGTAACCTGATGATGCTCTAAGCTCTCTATTTAATATTGATATAATTTGATCTTCTGTCATACGATATATTTATAATCTACATTTATGGGTCTTTGCCAGTCTGATGTATCTATCGGATCATGTACGCATCCGTATCTAAACGCATCAGCTGCATGTGAACACCAGTCATGCAAAGGTTTATTTTTAAAAACTTGGTTCTTCTCATCCCATTGTTTACGATATTGTCTTAATGCATCTAGTCCTAATTTACATTTTTCTCTATCAAACCAACAATGTGGTAAAGCATTCCTAACAGATTCTATGCCATGATCAACCTCTAATTTAGGTGCTACTTCAAAATCTATTCCTAGTTCCTGAGATACTTCTAACCTAGATTTACCAGTTCCAAGCTCTCTTGCTTGAATATCATGAGGTGCGATATGTCTTTCATAAGCATAGTTCTTATCTTCTAAGACATCTGCATAATGAGCTAAAGACTCACCTGAGTTTTCATAGTAATCTATGACGTGAATTTCTTCACCTACTCTTTGTATAAACCAAATAGCTGTCGAATCCCCGATCCCTAAATCCCACCATGTCTCAACACCGACGTGTTCCTCAACAGGTATACTCCCAATTCTTTTTTCGTTATCAGCTTTGGTTATTAGTTTTCCATAATAACTACCACTTACAGCAGCTGTGAAAGAACATTCAAACTCTTGGTTATATTGTTCTTCAGTCATTATAGACTGAGCATCTCTTAATTCTTCAGCAGGTACTACACCTGTTTCTGATGCTCGATACATTTTTGCAAACCAGTTCTTAGCTCCTCGTTGTGCAAAATCATAAACTTCCCAAAACTGATTATGTCCCATAGGAGTTCCTATGAACATTACCCATCCTAATGTGTCAGCAACTGCTGGACGTATAATTTCAGTCCAGGTTCTAGGTGCCATGATAGCAAACTCATCCATCACAACTCCATGAAACCCAACACCTCGTAATGAGTCAGGGTGATCTGCTCCAAATATCTGAAGCGTAGATCCGTTAAATAATTCTATTTTTAATTCTGTTTCGTTTTTACTACCACCTAAATACATTAGTGGTTTTGTATAAATTTTTAAATATTCCCAAGCAATAGATTTACCTTGTCTATACGTTGGTGCTATAAATGCACATTTACGCATTGGTTTTTCTATAGCTGTCTTAATCAGTTGGTTAATTGATAGGACTGATTTCCCAAATCTACGATGACAAACTAATACATTAAATCTTTTAAGATTATTATGTACTTCTCTCTGTAAAGGACGAGGTGTATAAGGAATAACTATATCTTTAGTTTCCTGTTTACTCGTCTCCCCATTTGATATTGATTTTGATTGGGCCATCAGATCCAAGTTTTGTCGTAGTCGTAGCTAATTTTGCGTGAACGTAAGGTGCAGCTTTTTCTGCTGCCATCATCTTTCTTTCAGGAGATGACATTGGATTATTAAGCACAGCTAACATATAGTCCAAAGGTGAATGGTTATACTTGATAGCTAAATCATCAAGCATCTTCCATTTCTTTGCACATGTAGATCCTTTTGGTCTACCAGCTCCTGCTCTTTTTCCGCCTCTTGTTGTCATAATTATAAATAGTAAGTTCTTTTATCAGGTTTTGCTAAAATTGTGTTTCCAAGATTTCTGCTTTCTCCTGGTTTTGGAGCTTTAGCATATCTTCTTGAAGAAGCACCTGCTGCATACGCACCAATACCTAGAGCTGCACCGATTGCACCAAACTTAATTCCTTTTTTAACTATATTTTTACCTACAACTCTAGCTTTGGATAAAAAAGCTTTTGGTTTTGAGTATTTGACAAGTGCTTTTTTCATTATTTTTTACCTTTTTTTGCTTTTTTCTTCTTCATTTTAGCTTTTACAATCTTTTTTTGTAAAGCCATTGGAAGTCTACTTTGTTTTCCTACTAACATTAATAGCCTTTCTTCTTCTTCATTTTCTTACCAGTCTTTTTGGCATAAGCTTTAGCAGCTTTCTTGCCTTTTGCTGAGTATGAAAACTTTTTCTTTCCTACCATTGGCATAATTATTCTCCTTTAAAGTTATTTATTATGTTCTTAATGTAGTCTTTACACTTTTGAATATATTTTTTCAATAGTTTCATCGTAATAGTCCTTGCATTCTAACATCTCGTTGTGAAGCCATACGAGGTGCCATTTGTTGTTGTCTACCCATATTCATCATCTGTGGGTTTTTCTGCATTTGATCATTTAACAATCCTTTTTGCCTTTCTACTTCAGGCATTAGTTTTGCTTTTATAATATTTTGCAGTTGTTGAGCCTCATCTTGCGATAAGTTCATAAGGTCGTCTGCTAGTTTTTCTAATCTATTTGCCATTTTTTTTCTTTTTGCCTCTGTTATAACCCATAAGATAAGTAACAGCTCCTGCTGTTGTAACTCCAGTTGCAGCTCCTAATCCAAATCCAACAGCTGGAAGTGTAGCTCCTGATTTAATTTTTTTAGCTGCACCTTTAGCTTTAGTTGCAATCTTTTCCATAGTTTTTAAAGATTTGGGTCTAGCTCTTAAACCTTTTCTAGCCATCTGTCCAAATTTTGACCATTTAATCATCGTCCTTGTCCTCTATATCGTTTTTTGTTTGGAACCCTCTTAGAATAGCTCTTAGCGTGTCTGAGAGGCCTTTTCTTAGGGGTTTTCTTATGATAGTTATTAACTCCATATAACCCTTTCTTCTTAGCCATTAGTCATCTAATATGTCTTTTAAGAAAGACGTACCGATAACTGCACTCGTAACTTTTCTACGAGTTGAAGTACCTAAAGTGGCACCATAAGCTTTTCTGTAGCCTTCGCCCACTTTGGACGTTGCACCTGCAAATAGGTCTTTTGACTTACCTGCTGGTAATTTAGAAGCTACTTTGTCAGCTGCTGGCTTAACCATTTTTTTGATTTTGCCTGGTCGCAGACTTCTTGCGATTCCATAGCCAAATCTTGCTAGTGCTGTGTACATATATATGTCTCCTGTATTATTGTTTATAATGATTCTAATGTAAAACCCCCCCATTGGGTCTAGCTGTAACTAACCCCCCTATATTTATTCTCACACATTGCTACATATTGCTTGGGGTAACTCTAAAACCCCTTGTTCTAGATGTAGGTTTTTGTACTCATTCGTCTACGAGCTGTGTTCACTTGTGAACAAGCTCTCGACTTGGGCTTGTGTATGGATAAATATCTGACAGTTAAACTACATTGGGCTAAATTCATTGATAGTTTGATTGTCGGATATGATTAATCCTATTATCAACACTAACAAATGAGGGAATCTGATATGAATAAGCTACATGGAAAGAGGCCTAATCTACTGGTTTATGACTATAAAATAAGCCATTTAGATATAATTCCTACACCTCCTAAGCTATCATTAGATAAGATGTTTAAGAGATATATACGTAGGTATAATGTCTATGCAACTATGAAAGGAGTTAAGTAATATGGATGTATTAATAGGTATTGTATTAGTTCTATTAGCATTTAAATTGCTAGTTGAATTAGCTGGGTTTTTTATTGGCGTCAAGCTAGTGAAAGATATTAGCAAAGATTGGAATAAATAATCATGAGATTGTATATTCTATTTATGATTGTAATGATCGTAGTAATACTAACATAGGAGATAAGATGATAAGTTTAATGATATTTCTAGGTATTCTAGTTATAGGTATACTAGCTTATCTAGGTATGAAAGGAACAGGTGCATTATGAATATGATACTGACTGCAATAGGTATACTATTTATAGTTGTGTCTGTTGAAGCACATCCTGACTTCATCGGAATGGAGTTGGGAATGTTACTAGGAACAATGGGAATATTACTTGTGTATATTCCATTGTATCAACAAGAAAGGAGTCACAATGACGACTAAAGCTGAAACAAAGCAGAAGGTTTACAATAATGGTAAGACCTATGCACAGAACATTGCTGATGGTACGTTTATACCAGTTAAGCATATTCAGAATCATAAAGAAGTTATGACTGAAGTTGCTGAATTGAAAGCAATGATGGCTAATATCGCAGAAAAATTAGCTAAGTAAATTGTTAGGTCAATCCCCCACACTCATGTGGGGATTGCCCACAAAGAATTAGAATAATACGACTGGCGTTTCAAATGCTACGCTCTAGCGAGTCATGTAGAAATGCATCAATGAGGCCAGTACGATACTCCCTAGACGGCTACATTGCGCTAGTGATGCTGAGTTCTAGGGAGGGTAATTAGAAAGGAATTATGAAAAAACTAAGACAACTTAAAAAGATGTTGAGTGACGCACACACAGAAATTAGAAACAGTAAGAAGAAAACATTACCAGCTTTTGGTGTAGAAATGTATTTATTAAATTGCATTATCTTATGTAATGCTGCTTTAAATGAGAAAGTAAAAACTAAAAATGATGGAACACAGTAGAGTAATATTCAAAGATAAATTACGAGGTAGAAAGATCTCCCTTAAGAAAGGATTAGAGATTATCTACAAGCTACCATTCACAGGATTTATTCGTAATGATAAATTTTGGTGGTGGCGTAATTATATCGACTGGATCAAGTACTTACCAATAGAGTATCCAAGCAAGGGTATGCTAATGATTGTGAGATTAAATTATGAGAGTAAAGATCCAAATACTATTAGAGTAGTTACCACCGGTGGTTTTAGCAGTCGCAAACCACAGGTGCTTAAGAAAATATTTAAAAAGGAGTTATAAATGGGACTAGATCAAAGAGCAGGAAGATTTGAGTGGAGAAAACACGCAAGACTTCAAGAGTTTATGAGCCAAATGTGGCATAAACAAAATCCAAAAGGTAAATCTGATAATGCTATGAATCTTGGATTCAATGCAGGTGATAAACCAGTTCTAATAGATAGTGATGTCATAAAAGAATTAGAAGAAGCTATAAAATATGACTATAGTCAGTATTTTTGTGCTGATGGTTTCTTTTGGGGTCAACAATTTCAAGAACAATCTGTTAAAAATTATAAAAAGCAAGACAAAGAGTTTTTGAAAGAAGCTAAACAAGCCATCAAAGATGGTAAACCACTAGAATATGAATGCTGGTGGTAACAGAAAGGAATGTATGACTAAAAGACGTAAAGAACTAGATGGTATTAGATACCTTCGTAAAAACATTGCGAAGCATCTATTACTAAATAGAGTGAAATCAGGTCTAACACAAACAGAGTGTGCAGATATACTAGGTGTTTCTTTCCAACAGTATCAAAAATGGGAGAAAGGATCTAACAGAATATATGCTGAACAGCTGCTTGAGTTATGTGTCAGAGGTAAATGGAGTTTAGAAACATTCTCATCTAAGCCTGAAGATATATTATTTGAGTATGAAGAAGCATTGCATCAAACTGAGTATTCAGGTGATACTATGCTATCTGAAAGGATCAATTTCTTGAAAAGAAAGTTCCAAGTGCTAGATGAACTTATGCCATCTATCACGTTGGCAGAAAGGGAAAATGAATCCATTAATTAATATTGTAAAGTTTGTAGGTTTTACGCTTGGCTCAGTTGTCATCCGTAAAACTTATAACTGGCTAACCGAAGATGTAGATCCTGAACCAGGAACAAAAGAGTTCGGCAGGGAGCTGCGTATGACTGAAATAAAGTATAAACGACTAAGGAGAAAATATGAATCGTATATCAAAAGCAACAAGTACATTGCTAAAAATTCTGACGATACCTGCTAGAGTAACTGTTGGTATCATTAGAGCTGTTCAGAAAGAAATGCCTGAACAAATAGAGTTTCCTTATGAGGTAAGGAAAAAACAAGAAAAGGAGAACAATGACAGAAACAGTTAAAATATCTCAGAAAGAGAAAGTAACTAAGAAGTATGGTGCTATGGTATCATACTATGCAGAGTTATTAGGTCTGTGTCATCAAGCTGTAGCAAAGAACAGTATGCTAAGTAAATTAGATCCTATGGGTCAAAAGACTTCAGCAACAACTTTGTTTATCAGATCTTGTGCAAGAATGGACAAGAGTGATGAGACTAAATCAAAAGCAGAAAAGCTTATGAATGTAAGCGATGAAGCTGCTGATCAAAAGATTGCATAGATCGGAAGACCAAAAGTCTTTTAAAAATCGAACCTATACAATACCCCCTGCGTTTTGAACTTTTTTCCCTCGTTTCGTGGGGGGTTAACAACAGAAAGGAAATATGAAACCAATACGTAAAGACGAACAAGTATATTTAAAAGAGTATATTAATAGAAAGTTCGATAATCATAGATCACATTTAGAGTCTGAAAGACAGGTTGATGTAGATCAAGCTGTAGAAAAGAATCTTTCTAAGTTTAGAAAGACATTAAACTTAAATGATATGATAAGAACAATAACTAAATTATCATCAGATTATGTTGATTTTATAGATAACTATGAAACACGTAGGCTAGATAAAAGAAAGCGTTTAATCCAAGCTGGTGAGAAATTAGAAAAGAAACTAAGAAAGTGGCAATCTGTTAGAAGATGGGAGAAAACTCCTGACTTCGTAGACAGTAGAGCTGATCATTCACCAGTTGATATAGCTGATATAGATAAATTTCTTACAATAGTGTGCGAAGAAGAAACTGTAAAAGCATACGATAGAAGTAAGAAAGGTTTAGCTATCAGAAAATTAGATGCACAAAGAGAAGAAGCAGAAAATGCATTATACTCAGGTGGATCTATGGCAGCTGTAAGACAATATATTAATAGTGTATTCAATCAAGCTGGTATTGCTGATAATGTAGCTAAAAATTTGTTATTGTTATCTCAGAAGTAAATCGGTATGCCCCCATCTTTGTGTGGGGGCTACCTCAACAGAAAGGAACTTATGAAAACTGAAAAAATTGAAAAAAAGTATTACGAATTAATTATGTCTGCTGCAAGTAAAGATTTAAAAAAATTTTGTAATAAATATTCTAACTATGATGTACCTTTAAAGTATTCAAGAGTAAGAATGTTTCCATTTTTTTTTATGATGCAAGACGCTATGCATTATATATTAGATGGAGGAGCTTGTGTTCATACATTAAATGATATGATCAAAGAAGCTAAAAAAAATGCAGTTAATTTTGAAAAAGAAAAACTAAAGGAGCATAAACATGACAAAGACAAATAACAATATAGTGTACTGTGTTGTACAAATCGATTGGACTTGGACAACTAATGAACCAAGACCAAGTATTATTGCAACGTATGGCAATCGTGAAGATGCTGTGCAGAAGCAAGATCTAATGAAAAAGATAGCAACTATTGATCAAAGCAAAATGCAGTTCAAAGTAATATCTATAACTTATGAGGAAAAAGATGCATCCAAGAAAACAGATTAGTATATTAAATAATGCTACTAAAAGAGCTTTAAAAGATGTAGATAAACAGCGTGGAGAAGCTCCACCTGACTACATCCAAGAGTTCTTTAAATGGTGTAAGCTAGTAAAGAAATATATCAGAGAGGCATTAAACTAATGTTTACACCTGATCCAAAAAAAGAAATAAATATCAAAGCAATAGAAAAATTGCTTACTGATAATAATTTAACATACGATATAACTTTAGTTACTGATCATTCTATATTAGTAAATATTGATGTCATGCCTAAAGATTATGTAGAAGCA